AGGAAACGTATTGAAGACTTTCAAAGGTTCCTATATTGCATCTTGCAGACACAAGATAAATACAAACAGTATCAGACGCCACTGATGGTGTTTGTTCAAAATAATAATTCCGAGATCTTACGAAAAATCAGTGAAAAAGTTCTCATCTTTCATAACAGAAGCAAGGACCACCAAGGCATCCCAGGAAGCAAGGCGTCTGGGATTGGTCGGGGACGGTCACGGCGATTGGTATGATAGAACCGGTGTACTGAAAGCAAAAACAGTACGCGGAGAACTTCAAATGTTCGACGCTCGTGCTGGTAAAGACGATGAATTGGGAACTCCTGGATCCTCTGCCGCTCAGGTGGTTGCTCGCAAGGGCAGTAGTCGCGATGATGGTGGTCAACAAAAGAGCGCGACAGGTGGATCTGCTGCTGACAACGCTAATCCTAATTCTACTAACGGTCAGGCCAAAGCAGCACTCCAGCAAGTCAGTAGAGATCAACCCCTGACTATTGCTTTTGACAAATTTGACAACGATGAAACTACTGTAAACATTCTTCAAGCAGTCGAAGAAGTTTCTGGTGGTGACTACTACTACATTTTCCCTAGCAGGGATACAAACATTCAAGAACTAAAAGATGCATATCCTGAGATTGGCGATGCCTTCGTTGACGACACCAACGCAGAGACCATCTACGATGTCCTCTCCTCGCTCTATGAAAACGGTTTTGATGCAATTAGTATCGTTGTACGACAGTCAAGAGCAAAAGAAATCTCAGAACTCGCAATGAAGGGTAATGGGAAACTCTACAACTATGTCATGATGAATGTGATTCCTGTGGACGAGCGTAGTATTCGTGAGCAATATATTGCAGGCGACATCTTCAAAAATGGATCGATCATTGAATCAAATGGTAAGACTGGACAGGTCTTCCGTCGCGGTGCAAATCATTTGATTTGTATGTCTGAGGACAAGCAAGTTTTTAGAGCGTGGATCTCCGAAGCAAGAGAGGTAGACAGGTTTTTTCTCGCAATGGACTTTTGATAAATAAAACTACGGTATAACACGTTTGTAAGATGAGTAACCCTTGGGCACAGTCATATGAGGACCTTCGTCGCCCCTATCTCGAAGAGAAGAAGGCGAAGAAAGATTATGATGGAGACGGTAAAGTAGAGAGCGGTTCCAAAGAACACGCTGGCGTTGTGCATAACGCTATTCAACGTGCCAAGGGTGGCAAGGCAGACGGAAAAGACACCCGTAAAGAAGAGGTGGAGACTGTTGATGAGAAGTTCTCCATGGCAGCAAAGCCAGAGAAGAGAGAAGCACCTCGTCCTACCCGCAAGGCAGAAAATAAGAAGGGTATGAGCATGAAGTCCCGTGCCGTGAAGGCAGTGGGAACTCAGCGTCGCCAAGATAAGGAGACCGGTATTACTGAAGACCTGGCAGGCATGGTTGATAAAGCAACCAAAGCAGGTCAAGGTGCCCTTGAAAAAATTGGCGTAAAGATCAACCGTACTCCTCGACCCACTGCTCGTCCTTCTGCTCAAACCTCAAACACCATGCGTCAGAACCGCATGAGTAATGAGGAGACTCTGGAAGAGAAGAAAAAAGGTCTCTGGGCAAACATCCATGCCAAGCGTAAGCGTGGTGAGAAACCTGCCAAACCTGGTGACAAGGATTATCCCAAGACTCTGAACGTTGAGGGTGTGCGTGACCCTGATCCTAAGAAGGGAACTGAAGAGCGTAAGGCACGTCTTGAGAAGAAGCGTGGTCACAAAGTTGACGACCATCCTCAGTACAAGAAAGAGGAGATGGAGCACGCTGAGAAGGTGGAATTCTATGGCGAGGTATACACCATCACTAACGCTGATGTGAAGGGTAATACTCCTGCATTCCGCAACTACAAGGCGGGTATGAAGAGCAAGATTGATGGCAAACCACTGTACCAGTTGGCACCCCACGTAAAACTTGCTAACTCCTATGAACCCGAAGGTGATGCAATCGATGAAGGCAGCATGAAGGCAGCACGTAAGAACGTGGGCGCTAGCACCTGCTGGAAAGGTTACAAGGCAAAGGGTACTAAGGAAAAGAACGGTCGCATTGTTCCTAACTGTGTCAAGGAGTATTCGGACTGGCGTCAGGAGATGGGCGAAGGTTTTTTTTCCGAGGCCGCTAAGACTGAAAAACTAGACATTCAGACTAGCGGCGTCAAGAACAAGATCGAGATCAACCCTCAGTTGAAGACCGAGGGTGCCTGTTCCGACAAACCCATGGAACGTCTGAAGACTGACCGTGATGGGTACCGTGTTCCTCAAAAGGATGCTGATGCTGCTAAGGCACGTATCCTGGCGAAGACCAAGAAGAAGCGTCAGCAGGCAAAGGAGAACATCATGAAGGGTGCTCTCCTCCCTCAGACTTCTGACAACTCTATGCTTGACTCTGTAGAAGAGCAAGCACTCCAGATGATTGAGCGTACTCGTTACGCTAAGGAAACTGGAAAGGACTATAAGACTGGGAACAAGTCCGAGAAGGGCGGAACCCGTGATGGTAAGAGTGCATTCGATAAGGTCTCTCGCGAAATGCGTAAGACCGGTGGTATGATGTCCTCCCGTGGTAAAGCGATTCAACCTCAGGGTAAGAAGAAGCAACCCGGCAAGAAAGGTTACCAAGGTGTAACCCCTGTGGACAAGATCAAAGGCAAACTTGCACAGAAGAAGAGGAATGCCAACCACAACCCATACAAACCACGCCAAGGGGAGTCAGACTGACCCATGCCCGCCAAGTCCCGATCCCAACAAAGACTCTTCGGGATGGTTAGAGCGGCTCAAAAAGGGGAACTGGAAGCGCCGTCGCCTAAGGTTTCCCAAATTGCCGCCACCACCAGTGTGTCCAGCGTGAAGAAATTTGCTAAAACCAAACACAAAGGTTTACCTGAAAAGAAGAAAATGAAAGAAAGTACCATCGTTGAGAAGTTCAAGTCTCAGTACGGTAAACCTGGTAAGATGAGTCAGTCTTCTGAAAGGAAGTCTTTGGGTCGTCGTTCATCCACTAAGGATGGATCTAAACCTAGTGGTTACGAATCTAAGAAAGAGTTTCGTGACAAATCTATGCCTCTCCGTAAGTTCCGTGATCGGTTCCAGTCGGAAGCACTTCGGTCTAGTATTCTTTCGGACCGTAAGGCAATGAAAAGAATTGAGAAAAGTGAAAAGAGTAATAAAGAACAAGACATGCGTATGAAGCATGGTAAGTCTTGGAAAAAATACCGTCAAGACTCTGGTGAAAAACCCTTGCGTAAAGGTGAGGTCCGTCGTTACGACAAGGCGAAGGGTAAGTATGTGAGCAACATGCCGGAGGGTATTGATGACGACATCCGGGCGAAGAATGATGCTAACAAGCACATGACTACTCAAGAAAAGAAAAATCTTGAGAAGAAAAGTGCAGCAGGTCGTGGAGCAGAATTGCTAAATCGATTGTTGAGAGGTGTGTAAAGATTGACTTCTAGACCTATATAATTATTATATTGGTTTATCATCATGCTATCATTCCTTCTTCCATTGGCAACGAAAGTTATTTCGGATGCAGTAAACAAGATCCCTGAAAATGAGGAACTTGGAGAGAAACTGATCGACGTTTGTTTGATCATCCTTGGCAAAGCAGTCAAATTGACAAAGACTGACATGGATGATAAACTTCTAGAGACAGTTGCCGCAGCGATCAAAGCTCGCTGAGCATAAATATTTCAACAAAATTACGTACAGAACATGGCACTCTGGGGAGCATCAGACGCAGACGAGTCTAAGCCAAAGAATTTGACTACTGCGGAGAAGAAAGAAGTTTTTGCAAACGCAAGCGGTTGGGTTCGGGAAGCAGGGTCTGCTCTGAGTGGCAACGATAATACCGATGCTGATCCAGAGTTGCTGGTTGCTATCAGTGGACTGGCAGTGTCCATTGGTTCTGCTGACATCACTGAGATTGAATTCATCACCACTGCATTTGATAAGTCAGATGGTGGTACCTTGCAGGTACGAGTTCGTTTCAATGAAGCAGTTGACGTTACTGGTACGCCACAACTCACCGTTGTGAACGACACCAACTCTAACCACACGTTGTCCTATGCCTCAGGCACAGGCACCAACGAACTGGTCTTCTCCCTCACCATCGCTGCTGGCAATGCAGCAACTGATGCTGACGACGTTCTGTCCATCGGCGCTAATGCCATGTCACTGAACAGCGGGACGGTCAAGGATGCTGGTACCAACACCAACGCCACGATCACCAACAGTGGTGCTATTGGCACCGCAGCAGGAACTATTACTGTAACAGCTTGATGTAAATGAAATTTGATGAACTAAATGATGATAACTATTTGCTCTTTGCCATAAAACATTATGAAAATCCTCATGCCTCCACTATGGAGGATTTTGAGGAGGATCTAAAAAGATTCAAATACATCAAACGATTACTCAAAAAGTACCAGGTTCAAGGTGAGTTGAAACATCATCTCATCTTGAATCATTTGATTATATGCTTCAATGTATTTGGGGAAGGCACAATCCCTCTGTTGTTTTATAAAATTGACAGAGAATATTGGTCAGTTCTGTACACTTGTTTGCTTTTCCTCAATAGAATTCCGGACTATCCTAAGAGCGGTCTAGATAGAATTCCAATTGATAAGGAGTGCAACGTAATTCTCAATTCAATCTGATGGACGAGAAGAAACTCAATTGGATTCTAGATCTTATCAGGGAAGATGTCCCTACCAACAGTATCTCTGGTGGTAAGATTGCTGGATCCAAAGAGGCAGGGGATGATCCCCCGATAAAAAATAAAAAGAGAAAAAAATACGCCTATCTAGGTCCCCGTTCACGTAAAATCTGGACGCCAAAGTGAACAACGATCAAGTAAACACAGCAATACTTGAGAGATTAGAAAAAGTGGTGGAGTCTCTTCAGGATAACTCCGTGAAGATGGGTCAACTGCTTGCCGTTCATAATGAAAAACTAGAAAAGCAAGATCGGATTGATGCCGTACTCTTTGACAAGGTAGAAGAGTTACGAGTAGAGTTCCATGCAGAAGCAGACCTTATCAAGTCAGGGTGTGAGCGAGACATACGCCTTATTGATCAACGCTTGAGAACCCTAGAGAAGAAATTATGGAGCATTGCAGGTGCCCTGGCAGTGATCAGTGTTGTAGTGTCTCCTATCGGTCAGAGGATAGCAGGCGTGTTGACTGACCAAGCACCTCCTGCTATAATCAAACAATCTCCCTAACTTGCCATGATACACATCGATACCAAGTATATTAGTTTGGTATCAGCAAGACTAGGGAAGTTCAAAACCACTAAGAAGAACTTATATACCTTCAGGTGTCCTTACTGTGGCGACTCACAGAAGAACAAGAACAAAACCCGAGGGTATCTTTATTCAATAAAGACTAGTTTCAACTTCAAGTGCCATAACTGTGGCATGTCTAAGTCCTTCACTAACTTCTTGAAGGACATGGACTCACAGTTGTATGATCAGTACGTCTTTGAGAGGTACAAGTCAGGTCTGAGTGGGAAGGGAACGACTGTTCCTGACAAGGTATTCACGTTCAAGAAACCTGTCTTTGCTAAGAAACTAAACCTGCCTAAAGCGTCTGAGAATGACCGGGCAGCAGAGTATTTGAGGTCTAGAGATCTAGATCCCAACGACTTTTATTACGCCAAAGAGTTCAAGCATTTCTGCAATACTCTCAAACCCTCATACGAAAATGTCCATAAGGATCATGACCGTATAGTCATACCAATGTATGATGAAAACAAGAAATTGATTGGGTTGCAGGGTAGAGCATTAGACAAGTTCGTAGAACCTAAATATCTCACCTTGATGCTTGATGACGACCATCCAAAGGTCTATGGATTAGACAAAATTGACAAGGAAAAACCGGTTTATGTTACCGAAGGACCCTTCGACTCCCACTTTGTTGTCAATGCTATTGCAATGTGCGGCAGTGATATTTCTCTTGGCACTGCCACTGGTGATTTTATCTATGTCTACGACAACGAGCCAAGAAACAGGGAGATCGTATCTAAAATTTCTCACGCCATTGAACAAAAGCACAAGGTAGTCATCTTTCCTTCTGAAGTACGACAGAAGGACATCAACGATATGCATTTAGCTGGACTGGACATCCAATCTCTGCTAGAATGTAACACGTATCATGGTTTAGAAGCAAAACTAAAATTACAAACTTGGAAAAGAGTATGAGCAACGGTACTAAAGTTGTCAAGCGTAACGGTTCGATTGAACTTCTTGATTTGGACAAAATGCATGTCATGGTTGAGAGGGCATGTGATGGATTGGCAAATGTTTCTGCCAGTCAGGTAGAGATCCAATCTGGTATCCAATTTTTTGATGGCATCAGCACAGCAGAGATCCAAGAGATTCTTATTAGGTCTGCGAGTGACCTGATTGATCTCGATCATCCCAACTATCAATTTGTTGCTGCCCGTTTGCTTCTGTTCTCTGTCCGTAAGCAACTGTATGGTCTGCTTGAGGACATCCCGCCGCTAGAGAGTCATATCAAGGACTGTATTGAACGTGGTGTTTACGACACTACCGTTATAGATAAGTATACCTCTGAAGAGATTGCTACTCTCAATGGTTACATTGATCACGAGCGTGACTATTTGTTCACGTTCGCCGGTCTCCGTCAGGTAGTTGATAAGTATCTGGTACAAGACCGTAGTAATGGGAAAGTCTTTGAGACTCCCCAGCAAATGTATATGATGATTGCGGCAACTCTGTTTGCCAACTATCCACAAGAGACACGTCTGTCATATGTCAAACGATACTACGACGCAATCAGCAAGCACCGAATCAACATCCCAACACCAGTCATGGCAGGGGTCCGAACACCCCTTAGACAGTTTGCTAGTTGTGTTCTTGTTGATGTTGCTGACACCCTCGATAGCATCTTTAGCTCTGATATGGCTATTGGCAAATACGTTGCACAGAGAGCGGGCATCGGTATCAACGCAGGTGCAATCCGTGGCATCAACAGTAAGATCCGAGGCGGAGAAGTTCAGCACACTGGCGTTGTTCCGTTTCTCAAGAAATTTGAATCAACTGTCAGATGCTGCACTCAAAATGGCGTCCGAGGTGGATCAGCTACGGTTCACTTTCCAATCTGGCACCAAGAAATCGAAGACATCATCGTACTCAAGAACAACAAAGGAACAGAAGACAACCGCGTAAGAAAACTTGACTACAGTATCCAGTTCAGCAAACTGTTCTACGAAAGGTTCATCCAAAACGGAACCATTTCACTGTTCTCTCCCCATGCTGTTCCTGGCCTCTTTGACGCTTTCGGCACTGATTCTTTTGACAGTCTTTATTGCCAGTACGAACAGGACGAGTCCATCCCCCGCAACACCGTCAGTGCACAGGAACTCATCCTCTCCATCCTGAAGGAGCGGGCAGAGACAGGTCGTATTTACATCATGAATATCGACCACTGTAACAGTCACTCCTCGTTCACTGACAAGGTGTCGATGAGCAACCTGTGTCAGGAGATCACCCTGCCTACAGACCCTATCCAGCACATCGATGGAGCGGGTGAAATTGCCCTGTGCATCCTGTCTGCTATCAACGTGGGTAAGGTGCGGTCTGACGACGAACTGGAGGACCTGTGTGACCTGGTTGTCCGTGGTCTGGATGAGATCATTGACTATCAAGAGTACCCTGTCAAAGCAGCAGAGATCAGCACAAAAGCACGTCGGTCACTGGGTGTTGGGTTCATTGGTCTGGCACACTATCTTGCCAAACTTGGGTTCAACTATGACAGTCAAGAGGCATGGGATGCAGTTCATTCCTTGACAGAATCTTTCCAGTATTATCTTCTCAAAGCGTCAAACAAACTGGCAGAAGAGAAGGGTCAATGTGAATACTTCCCTGCTACTAAATATGCTCAGGGACTCTTGCCTATTGATCACTATAAGAAAGATGTTGACGAAATTTCTTGCGTAGATTTGCAACATGATTGGGATAGTCTTAGGGTATCTATCGCCGAACACGGATTACGGCACTCAACACTGTCCGCACAGATGCCATCGGAGAGCAGTTCCGTTGTGTCAAATGCCACCAACGGAATCGAACCACCGCGTGACTACCTGTCCATCAAAAAATCCAAGAAGGGTCCGCTCAAGCAAGTGGTACCACAGTACCAACGATTGAAGAACAGTTACACTCTCCTCTGGGAGATGAAAGGAAACCGAGGTTACATCAACGTCGTTTCCGTAATGCAAAAGTTCTTTGATCAGGCGATTTCAGGTAACTGGAGTTATAATCCTATCGATTATGACAACAATGAAGTGCCTGTGTCTGTTATGGCAAACGATCTATTGACCACATACAAATACGGTTGGAAGACTTCTTACTACCAGAACACACATGACATGAAGTCCGACGAAATGGACGAACCAGCACACTCCATTGGCTGGCACGACAACGTACCAGATAAGAATTCTCTTATCGCCTCCATTCAAAACGAAGACGAAGAAACCTGTGAATCCTGTGCAATTTAGAAAAAATTCAAAAGATATGCCTGTTCAAGGTATGACAGTATTCAACGATAACCACGTTGATACTAAAACACAACCGATGTTCTTTGGGGCACCCCTGGGTGTCCAGCGGTACGACTCCTACAAGTACCCAGTCTTTGAGAAACTGACCAACCAGATGCTTGGATACTTCTGGCGTCCTGAAGAGGTGTCTCTTCAAAAAGATCGTGGTGACTACAAGACTCTGCGTCCTGAGCAGAAGCACATCTTCACCTCCAACCTGAAGTATCAGATCCTCCTGGACTCTGTGCAGGGTCGTGGTCCTGGTATGGCATTCTCTCCCTACTGTGCTCTTCCTGAACTGGAAGGTGCCATGAATGTGTGGCAGTTCATGGAGATGATCCACTCACGTTCTTACACATACATCATCAAGAACGTCTATCCGGATCCTGCTGAGGTCTTTGACACCATCCTGGATGATGAACGCATCCTGGCACGTGCCAAGAGTGTGACAAGGGCATACGATGAGTTCCTGCAAGTAGCAAACGAGTGGGGTGGTGGCAGCATGTGGACAGCAGACTATGCTGATTCACCTACCGCTGTCTATACCCGTAAGGAACTGAAGCGTCGTCTGTATCTGGCAGTGTCAAACGTCAATATCCTTGAGGGTATTCGTTTCTATGTGTCCTTTGCTTGTTCGTTTGCCTTTGGTGAACTGAAACTGATGGAAGGATCTGCAAAGATCATCTCTCTGATTGCACGTGATGAGAACCAGCACACTGTGCTGACTCAACAGATCATCAAGGCATGGCAGAAGGGTGATGATCCTGAGATGTTGGAGATCATCAAGGAAGAAGAGCAGACTGTAACCGATATGTTTGCCAATGCAGTGGCAGAAGAGAAAGAGTGGGCACAGTATCTGTTCAAGGATGGCAGCATGATCGGTCTCAATGACAAACTCCTCGTCAAGTATGTGGAGTGGATCGCTAACAAGCGTATGCGAGCGATTGGTCTGACCCCTCTGTATGACGCTCCAGTGCACAATAACCCACTTCCTTGGACCGAGCACTGGATCTCCTCCAAAGGTCTTCAGGTCGCCCCACAGGAGACGGAGGTGGAGTCCTATGTGGTGGGTGGTATCAAGCAGGATGTCAAGAAAGATTCTTTCAGCGGTTTCCAACTATGATCTTCAAAAGAGAAAGGGATTGGAGAAAAGAATATGAAAAGTATACGAATGATCCCAGGGACATTCATAGACTGCGAGAGGGTGCCACATCATTGGCAGCCTCTTGGCACCTGCAAGCAATGTATATAAGGTGGAAAAGAATCAACGGAATTGAATGAAATTCTATTTTGATGGTGACTCCTTCACATATGGTGGTGGATTAGGTAACAAACTTCACCTTGACCCCGCCAAATATCGCTGGTCAAAGTTGGTCTGTGATCACTTTGGTGCTGAGGAAATAAACGCATCTTCTAGTGGTGCTTGTAATGAAACAGTTATGAGAAACCTGTTTCATAAACCTACTACTAAGGTTTATGACTTTTATTTTCTACAAACCACCGTTCCTATCAGAGGTGAGTTTTATGAAGATAGAGATAAAATCTGGATGAGATATGGTCTCTATGCTGATTTAGAATCTAGATGTATAGAACGGTGGGGACCTGTAGATGGACCTAAGTTTGCAGATTGGATACAGTTTAGATTTGGTAGGATGTTCAGTGATCATGGGGCAAGAACTCAAGAAACTATTGTATACAACTCATTCAAGGCTTACGTTGCATCTGTGGGACGATTGAAAAGATCTTTCTTTAGTACATTGCTGCTCCCTAATGAAACTGATAACAAGTATGATATACACTTCGGGGTGCGATCAAGTAGAACAGGATTAGTTTTTGAAAGAATACCTTACGATGGACATCCTTCTGTAGAAGGTCATAAGACGATAGCGAAATATGTTATAGATATAGTAAGTGAAAGATTGTATAATGAAAGTTCAGTCTGCTAAAGCAAAAGGTAGGAGACTACAGCAGTGGGTAAGAACCAAACTTATAGAAATGCTGGAGGTACATCCTGAGGATGTTGAGTCTAGATCTATGGGTGCTGGTGGTGAGGACATCATCATGGCACGTGCAGCTAGACAAAAGTTCCCTTTCAGTGTAGAATGCAAGAACACAGAGAGACTAAACGTCTGGGATGCATATGACCAGGCGTGTGCCAACTCTGGTGATTACGAACCAATCCTCTTTATAAAAAAGAATGGCAGACGACCTCTCGTTGTCCTCGATGCGGAAAGCTTTATTGGATCCCAGCGACATGAATGACTGGAGATACTCTGAAGAACGCATGCAACTTCGAGCCGAAGTTTTTCGTGCATTGTCTCATCACCTAAATGATCATTGCAGACTTGTGTATGAGTTCTGTCATGACTGGGTAAGTCAGGGTAACAAAACAACCATTGGACTTGAACAACACTTCCAGAATTACATTCGTAATCGTGCAGAAACTTTGTACACACTAACTCCTATTGAGGAACATGCAGAAAATTCTTAGTCTCATGTCAGTGTTCTCATTCATTACTAGCGTAGGTGTCGTAGGCACTGCTGGTTATGTGTATGTGAATCGTGACAATATCCGAGACAACATCAAAGCACAAGTAACCAAGGGCGTTCAGGACGCTATCGTTAGTAAATTCAACGGTGGTGGACTGCCAAAGACTACCGGTGGTGTCCTTCCTCCAGTGCCTGCACCTAAGGCTAAACTCACTGGACCAGCAGTCCCGTTCTAAATATAGCCAGACTTATTCTGGCATATGACTGAGAAAGGACCGGCTTCTCCTCCACCTAAGGACGAGAAAGAAAAGACTGGTTGGTTAGGATTCGGTAAAAAGAAACCCGAAGACAAAGCAAAACCTAATAAAGACGAAGAGGATAAGGATCCCGATGAGAAGATGGCAGCGTTGTCTACGCTAGTCCGTCTGGGTATCCTTATCTGGTCTGGTGGTATTCTTACTCTGGCATATGTAGATCTGCCTGAAGCATTCAAGATGCCTAAGCAGGATCTCGATCCGACCTTTATCGCCAGCGTCTTTACTGGGGTTTTAGCTACGTTCGGGGTTCAGACTGCTAAGAAAGGTGCTATGAATGGTGGCGGTGGCGGCATCAGTAAGGCAGATATGGAACGCCTTATTGAAGCAGCAGCACGTACTGCTCCGGCACAGACCATTCGTATTGAACAAGCACCACTGACCATTGGAACCAACACTGCATCCGGGGAACCTCCCGTTGTACCTCCTAAAAAATCGTGACCTTCTCTGATGTCCTTATTTGGACAGCAATACCCTTTGTACTATCCACGATATATTTCGGGATACGAAAAGGTGAAAATGTCTACTACGACTCCGAAAATTATGATGGAAACGGAACAGCACATTAGTAAACGCATCGTTATCTTCGGTGCGACTGGTGATCTTTGTAAAAGAAAACTGATTCCAGCACTGTTCCAGTTGTGGCGTAAGCAATTACTGCCGGAGAATCTTTTAGTTGTCGGGTGTTCTCGTCGTGAGTACACTCGTCAACAATGGTTAGAACTATTGGGAGAGTATCCTCAAGACTTCACACATTGGTTGGACTTCCAATGTGCTGACTTGGACTGCCAAGAAAGTCTTCATGCTCTCCATGATGAAACTGTAGAAACCACGTACTTCTTGTCAGTTCCGCCTGAACGATATGAGAATGCTATCATCAATCTCAAAGAAGCAGGATTCCTTGACGACCCAGACCACTCCAGAGTGGTTATCGAGAAACCCTTTGGGCACAATCTTGAATCTGCTAATCATCTACAGTCTGTGGTTGGGAGATATCTACGCGAAAAACAAGTCTATCGCATTGACCATTATCTTGGTAAAGATACTGTCAACAATATTCTTGCTACTCGGTTTGGCAACGTTCTGCTGGAACCTCTATGGAACCGCAATTACGTAGAAGAAGTACAGATCTTTGCATCTGAAACTATTGGTTGTGATGGTCGCTCTCAATACTATGACACTGCTGGTGTCGTGAGAGACATGCTTCAGAACCACATGCTGCAAGTCCTGGCACTGGTTGCTATGGAAGCACCATGTCGTATGGATGCTACAGAAGTTCGTAGGGAAAAAGTAAAACTACTTTCTGCCACTCGCCTTGGTAAGAAGTTTATTACTGGTCAGTACGAAGGTTATCGTGAAGAGCAGGGAGTTGGACCAGAGTCTAACACCCAAACCTTTGTTGCAGGTGACCTGTACATCGATAACTGGAGGTGGCAGGGGGTTCCCTTCTACTACCTGACTGGTAAGAAGATGCCCTACAAGTGTGTAGAGGTTGTGATCAAACTCAAGGCACCTCCCCTGGGATTGTTTGATGGCGAGACTCCTGGACGTATTGTGATGCGTCTCCAACCACATGCACACCTCGATATCCAGATTGATGTCAAGTCTCCTGGACTAGATGAGAGAGTTGAACTTGCAACACTCACCCATCGTTACCCTGATTGGTTGGGTGTAGACGGTTACGAAAAACTTCTGTACGATGCAATCAACGGAGACCAGTCTCACTTCGTTCACGCAGAAGAAGTGTTGGAATCCTGGCGTATCGTTGACGAATTGCTCTGCACGGGGGATAATTGTTCTGTTAGGACAAGTCCCTACCTTTATCATGAAAGTTCATGGGGTCCAGTTCATAAGACCGACTTCATTACCTCATGGGATTATCCGGCATAGCACACACAGCAGGAAAGTTTTCTGCATGGGTTCTAAATAACCCATATTCTCTAGGTTTATTGTCCTTTCTACTAGTCTTCGTACC